CGTCGTCCATCGTGTAGAGTTCCGAGTCCATGGTGATCAGCGTCGAGTCCACCGACAGGAACTCATCCCGATCAACGAACAGCGTCAGGGACACGGTCATCTCGTATCCGCCATCCGAGACAATTGAGCCGATGCCAAGCGTGTTCGGGACGCATGGCACTGAGGCGTTGCGCCACGTGAACGTGGGCGATTCAAGATCAGCCCTGAGTCCAGCCAGAGCGCCGCGGGTGAAATCGGCAATGCTCACAACTTCCAGTGATCAGCCTTGAAAGCGGCTTCGAGCTTCGCGTCGAACTCCGCGTCCTGCTCCTCGGTCATCTCTCCGGTGGCGCGGGCGCGGTCTCGAGCCTTCATGGCAAGCGCGAGGATTTCGGTTCCGGCGGTGACGAGGGCGATGATTGATGCGGGGTCCATGATTCAACGGGTGGAGGCTTCGGTTGCGACGCGGGCGAGTTCGGAAAGTGTAGCCAGCCACGTGTCCAGCAACGCCTTCTGCTCCGGGCTGCGGTTGGACTTGTAGGCGCGCAGGACGGCCCTGGCGTTGCGGAATGCGTCCGGAGCATCGCGGCGCAGGCTCTGCGCGGCGGAGTGGACCTTGACCGGTATAACGCCTTGGTTCGCCTTCTCCCATCGGAGGAACGAGTCGATCGTGTCGAACGCGATCCCGATGGCGCGCTCGGAGTTGACCACGACTGGATCCCCTGTAACGGCGCCGGCGGGAGCGCATCCGGTGTGCAGGATGACGAATGGCGAGGCGACCAGCAGGAAGCAGGTCAGGAAGGACAGTAGGCGTTTCATGGTTTCTTGACGGTCTCGGTGTTGCCGGTTCGACGCTTCACGTCGCCGGTGATTTCCCGCGCCCCCTGATGCACCCCGGTTGCCCCGAGGCCGGCGACGAATCCGGAAATGATGTTGAGCGCGGACCAGCCCGCCAACGACGGGACGAGCACGGCGCCGGCGAGGGCGACCAGCGTCGGGATGTAGGCGTTTGGGAATCGCGGCCACGACTTTGCAAGGACGCCAAGCCCGAGGCACGCGCCGGTGGCGGTGGGGATAGCTTCGGCGAGGGTCATGCTTCAGCCCCTCCAACTCCAGGATCGGTGTAGCAAATCATGGTCGTGATCTTTGGATGCCGAATGGTCTTCGGCATTGTGCCGGGCGGCAGTGGGCGCGGAACCTTTGACCGATCGTGCAGCGTGTCGAGTCGCGCAGCCTGCGCAGCGGTCAGCGTCAGGCCTTGGCACGGGATGGTTTCCAGCGCGTACTTCTCATCCTGCTCTGCGTCTGTCAGTGGTAGAATCTGGCTCATTGTTCACCCCATCCGTTTGCGTTTTGCCGTTGAGATTTTTCGGCCGAAGTTTTGGACCTCTTCCACTCCTCCAAAGTTGAGACTCGGACATCCAGCACATGGATGATTTCCCGCGCCTGCTTGGTCTTCTCGCGAAGCTCTTTGACCTCAATCACGACCTGCTCAACCGCGGCCTTCGCGCCTCGCAGGTACCACACGCCACTCACAGCAACGGCGAACATTGCCCACCACGCAGCCCACGGGCCCGCGAGTCGGATTCGGTCTAGGTGGATTGTTGGCTGCGGCTTTGGTGGCATGGCTCAATCGTTCCTTGGTCCCGCGATCAGAATGAGTTGCCCAACCGTCCCGGTGGTTGTGACCGCAATGGTCCCACCCGTGGTTGTGGTGGACGTCGTGGAGCCGCTGTAGGCGTAGTGAGTCGTCAACTGCCGCCCACCAAGCCATGCGGGAATCGAGACCGATGTCGCACCGTGGTTGGCCTGCCACGCGATGCGGATGATCCATCGATCGCCGACAGACTTGGTCCACGTCACGGCGATAGGACCCGACGACTGCGGCGCGAACCATTGCCGCGTTCCGGACACGCGCACTGGTCGGTTGGTGTCAGTGTTGGAAGCGGTCACGGACGAGTTCGGGTACTCCTTGTTGGTCGCCTCAAGCCTGTAGAATCCGTAGGAGGACGACGCGGTGGACATGTTGGTCTTCCGGTATGCGGCGGCGCCCTCGTAGACCTCTGGATCGTACGCGATCAACTGGCCGATGAGGCAGTCGCCGGCGGCTAGCGCTGCCGAGTTGGTCGACAGGAACGAGTAGAACGCATCCGGACACCGGTTGGTGTCGACCGCGTGCGTCGGGAACAACCACTTCGGGGTGCCGCTCGGGACCGTCGTGTGTAGCGATGGGGTGTTGAGGTTATTGGTCGTTGGGCCAGTGGCTCCCGGGATCCATCGCCAGAGCTGCGTATAGGGCGCGGTGAACGAAAGCGGGTTTGCCTGCTGGAGTGTGTCGGCGTTCAGCTCCTGCTTCGGTCCGAGGATCCGGATGAAGTGGCGGAACTCAAGCTGGCCGTGCGGGTGCAGTCGGAACTCGCGGCTGATGCCGACCCCGGGCGTGACGTCGCTGATCCGGTTCGTGGGCGTGGTGAAATCAGTGTAAACGAAGGCGTGATCCGGAATCAGGTAGTCATCCCGGATGGTCAACTCACGGACGGAGTGGGCGAATCCCATCGATCCCAACGGCACGCCGTCAACCAGAACGGTCAACACTCGATCGCGAACCCCGCGCCCGGCCGGGTCCGTCATGTATAGCCCGGACTGCGACACAGATGCCGCAGTGAACGGCGTTGCGACGTTGGACGCGCCGTCCAGCGACGTGAGCGTTCCGGACGTGGACATTCCGACGCGGGTGTGGCCTGTGCTGGCGTTGGCCTGCGCGAAAAAGTATAGCTGCGACGTGGAGACGACGGCCAGCAGTCTCCAGTTCTGCCCGCCAGCATCCACCCACCGTTTCCCGACATCAGCTGACGTGATTCCGTGCGCCGCCTTGGTGAGTAACAGCCCCTCGTGGGTGTGGTTTCCGCTGACGTTCCCTCTGCCGTTCAGGTTGATCGGTCCGAAGTCGTCGCTGGCTCCGGACGTGAGGGCGATATAGCTGTTCGTGGACCCGAGCCACTCGGACGAATTGATCAGGAACACGCCGTTCAGGTTTGCGTTTCGGTTCAGCGACGACGCCAGCGAGCGGGCGAACTGCACCCATAGGTCTCGGGTGGAATCAAACGGCATGCGGGCGTTCAGGTAGGTGCCGTCGTCCCAGACAGACATGACCGGGGCTGAGGTCGACCCAAGCGCTGTGCCGACGTAGGTCTTCGTCGCAAAATCCCCAGAGAACTCAACCGTGCCGTTAGAGTCGTCCGTGAGGGTCAGCACCTGACCGTCGGTCGCGGTGCCGCTGTAGAGCCCCGGGGTGTAGATCCGGACCGAGGATCGACCCTCAAGCCAGACGTTCGTTGCGCTGATGACGGCGACAGGGGAGGACGTGACGGCGAACGATCCGCTGATTGTCAGCGGGGAGTAGAGCGTAGCGGAAAGGGAGACGTTCGTTCCGGAAACCGTGAATGCGTTCGTGCTGAAACTGTAGTTGGCGTTGGTGAACACCTGCGCCCAGAGCGTCGAGAAGTTGGTGTTGACCTTGAGAGCAAACGTCCGCAGCGAGTCGCCAGTTCCATCGTTCGCGGCGGACCCGGTGTTGACCACGGAACGCGTCTGCCCAAGCAGGGCCAGCGGGAAAAGCAGGATGAGGAGGAGTCGAGTCATGGAATGAAAAGGGCCGGTCGGAGTGAACCAACCGGCCCAGTGTGACCAATGAGCAATGCGGGCCGGAGAAGGTGGGTCAGAACACAAGCCGAATGCCGGCGGTGATCGCGGTCTGATCGCCAGTCGTTGCAGACATGGCGATGTTGACGCGCGCGTACCGATTGACGTCCGACGGCAGCCGGAAGTTGCGGGTGGTCAGCGCGGTGGCGTTGCTCGCGCCGGTCAGCAGCAACGGCTCCAACTGCTCCACCGTTGCGAAGGTGGAGTTGTCGGCGCTGTCCTGGATCGTGATGGTGATCGTCTGGCCTGTAGCCGTGGTGGTTGCGGGAACAGAGATCTGGAACTCAAAGTGCTCCGGGAGCGTGTCCGGAAGCACCTGCTTCAAGTCGATCGCAGTGGAGTTGGCGTTCGTGTTCTGGGCCGGCAGCGCACGGCTGACGTCCAGCAGAAGGTCGCGGAGAGATTTGGACATGGCGAGTGTTGGTTGAAGCTGCTGGTGCGATCAGGCGTTGGTGACGTCGGTGTCGGGAATGAACTGGGACTCGACAATCGGGATGCCCATGTACGACGTGGGCCACGGCGCCACGTTCTCGACGGAGCCGTTCGGCTTTCCGCCGGCGCCGGAGTTGATGACCACGGTCCGCGAAATCTGGAGTTGGCGGATGGACCGGGTGGAGGCGAAGAACGCGTCTGGTTTGTGGCCCGGCGGGAACTTCGCCCAGAGCTGCGCAAGCAGTGCGTCCGTCAGGCCCTTGCCGGGCTCCTCGGTGAGGTTGTAGACGCGGCCGATGTCCTTGATGGATCCGATCTGCAGGCCGACCCACGCCGTCAGCGCGGACACGCGTCCGTCAACCTGACCGGTGCCGGAAGCGGGCCTGAAAAACTCGTCCCGGAACGGGGACATCTGGAGCGTGGTGTTGCCGCCGAAAACCAGGTGGACGTTCTTGAGCCCGAGCTTGGCGGCGTAGCACGAGGACATCGTTCCGGAGTTCGTGCCGCCGGCGTTGACGATGTAGGTCGAAGTGCCGGTCGTCGCCGTGTGAGGCGTCATCGCCTGGAGGCCGGTAAAGCCCTTTGCATCCGCAGACGTGCCACGGAAGAACTGGGTCGCAATGCGCTCCAAGGCGTCCTGGTAGGCAGCCTCTGCGTGATCCATCTCGATGTCAGGCAGGGCGCCGCCGGTCTGCATCGCGATCGCCTTGTCGACGGTGATCGCGGAGCCGAGAACGAAGAGCCCGGTCTCGCGAAGCTCGAAGGTGGATCCGCTCGAAACGACGCCACCGTTGACGTCGCGGAACGCCGTAGTCGGGCGTCCAGTGCGAACGAGGGTCTTGTAGTTGTAGCCGGAGACGACGCGGCTTGGGATCACCTGCATCTCAGGTGCCTGCCGGAGGACTTCGTCGATGATTCCCACCTCGGCAGAGCCGTTGTGGATCTTGGCGAGATCAAGAAGGGTGTAGGACATGGCGGTTTGTGTGTTGGTGGGTCAACGGTCAGTTGCGGACAGGGCCGGATACTCCCTTGCCGCGGGCGTGGTACCACTTGGCCAGAGCGGTGCCGGAGAGGTTGGCGGGCGGGGCTTCGGCGGCGGGCCCAGTGGATCCAGGCGTTGCGGCGGAAATGGCAGGGTGCCCGACCTGTCCGAGGATCGCGGCAGCCTGTGCCGATGGGCTTGTGCGGAGCTTGTCCGCCTCGGCCTTGGCTGCGACAGCTTCAGCCTTTGCATCCTCGGCAGCCTTGGCGGCGGAGGTGGCGCAGGCCTTCGACGCTTCGACCTCGCTAGTGAGGCGTTGCACCTCGGCGGTCAGTCGTTCGCGTTCAGCTGAGACGGAGGAGAGATCGGAGAGCGCCTTGTCACGCTCGCCGGTGAGTGCCGACACCTTGGCCGCGTGCTGCTCGGCGCTGCCGAGTAGGGCGGTGATGCGGTTGAAGAATTCGCCGACGTTCATC